CGGATTTCCAGATAGAACCTCTACAATAACTGTTTCTCTTCTTAGATATTCTGCTGCTGATGGTTTGAATAGTAAATCCTCTAGATTAATAATTTTTGGATTTACTCCATATAACACACGAAATAATATCTTAATTGCATCATCAGTTCCTTTTGATTCATAAAAAGATTTAATTTCTTTTAAGAAATTCCCAACATTTAAATCACTATCAAATACAAGATTTTCAAATCCTGGTGCGAATGTTCGTTTGAACTTATTGTAAAATTCCTTTAAAAATAATTTACTTAAATTTTGAACCGAGGATGCATCATCGT